ATAATATATACACTTGACAATATGGCGTAAATGGCAATGCAATTTTAAGAAGTTTTTCGGCGAATTTATAAGCATCATTACTATTTGTCTCTTTAAACTGTTTATCAAATCCAAGGAATATTTCTTTAGGTTGTAGTGATAATATCATATTTCTTTGCTGTGGAGATATCGACATACCGCATACTGCTGTAGAAAAATTATTTTCACCATAAAAATCTTGACATTTGAGGCAACTTTTTTCTCCTTCAAATATGATTACCTTTTTAATTTTTTTTATTGCTTCTTTTGTATGATTTAACCCGTATAGATTTAAAGCTAATGGATGATTATATTGTTGTTTTTCTACTATTAAAGGTATATATTTCTTTTTAGCTAAAATATCATCCTCTCTTAATGCTCTTCCCCTAATACCTACTAAGTTGTTGTTTATGTCATAGTGAGGGATAACAATTTTATCATCTTTGATGTAGTATTTGATTCCGTATTTCTCCATTGTTCCAATTGATATGCCTTCATCAATCCATGATTGATAATATATTTCTTCAAACACATCAAGTACAATATTATTTACTATGGGTAAATTTACAACTGGTTTTAAAACTCTTTTATATTTTTTTATCCATTCCCAATCATCTATAATATAATCTTTATCAAGTTTAGAAAATATTGAAGACATATGAATATTTTTATTAGTTAGTGCAGCAACATATTTAATACACTCATAGAAACTAAGTTTAATGTTTCGATTCAGTTTAGAACGTCTTACTAACTCATAGATATCAAAAGACTCTCCACATCCAGTATAGCATCTAAACATTCTGCTATCCTTGTAATAATAAAGTTTATGTGACCCTCCATTTGAATTATGACAAACGGTTTGGTACATAAAATTATTGTCTTTATCTTTTAGTGGTTCATCACTACCTAAGTCCTTAAGAAGCATTTTTATATCTTGATCATCTAAATCTTGTTTAATTCTCTCTTTGTCAAGCATTTATTCCACCCCTAAAAACTAAAGATGGCTTTAGTTGAATTCTCTTCATCTTCTTTATCTACCACTAATTCCTTTTCATCAACTGAATGTTCGTCCAGTATAGCATCGATCATTTCTATTTTAGTAGATTCGACAGGAATTATTTCATATTTATTATTAGTAAGAAATAACTCTGTCAATCGCATATTACCAAGATTAACATAAAGCCACAACTTTACTCTTGAAAGCTTTCCACGCCTTACTTTGTAAATATGATAAACCATATTTGGAACAGGATATATTCCTTTTGATAATATAGGTTTCAGTGAATCCAAATCTGATGCGGTAGGCTCCAATGCTACAATTCCTAAATCTATTTTATCGGCGATGGCTTTAGCTCCTCTAAGTACATTTTGGTCTGCATCTTTAACATTTTTATACTCACCAGTTGTTTGAGTTGAGCTATCAATATGAACATTATATTTATTGCACATGGCCTTTAATCTATCCGAAAACATTAACAATATCTGATCCTCTCTCAATTTCATACCCTTAGATATATTTGCAATTTCAGCCATAAGTTTCATGGATGTATGGAGATAATCAAATAATATGTATTGAACTTTGTTTTCAATTTGGTATCTTCGTATAACTGTTTCAATATCCTCAATATTAAAATCAGACATGTATTCAATCCATAATGGAGATTGTTCAATAAATTCTATTGCTTGGTCTACTCTTTCTTCTTCGTCGCCTGTATAATTACCATCTAATATTTTATCCTCTTCAACTCCACTAGTATAAGCTACAAGCATTGTTTGTACTTCTTCAATTTCTAATTCTGTTGTGATGTAAAGAGTAGGTTCTGAAATACCTCTATACATCCATTTTTTTTCTTTTAAGTCCCATATGTAAGGCACAGCATAACTACAAGCATCTCCTGCTGCTAGTCTTGATTTACCTAATCCAGTTGGAGCCGATCGCAAATAAAACTTCTTCAACCTAGCTCCTCTGGCAATCGTATTCATTATATTACTTGCCATTGGGATACCCATATCAGGAGCTTCTTTGCATTTTTCTTTTAATTCATATAATCCTTCTCCTGCTTTTTGCCCTTGGTTGTTTATATTCATCAGATGCTTATGTTTAATATCTACAACTTTTTTTTCAATTGTATTGAAAATATCTTGTACGGATAGACTGTCGAATTTTGCTTGCATCTTTTCTTGCTCTCTTGGTTCAACAATCGTTTCATCATATATTTCAGCAATATCAATTCCTTGTTCAATAAACGTCCTTAGTAGACTAAACTTTTTTACTCTTTCATAAGAATAATCGAAATTATTAAGATTACTATTGTCTTTACATTCAATAATATAATCCATGCCATTATTTTCATTGAATATTTTATATTGTAATTCATATGGAGATAAGTAATTATCTATCGCAATATAGTCTATGCTTTTCACACCTTGTAAATATAAATTATGTATTGATGCAAATATCATTTTATGAAATATTTCTTCAAAATCATCTCTATCAACAGTGTATCTACTATCACTTAATAATTCAGGATTTTGCAATAAACAACCTAATATTTGTAAATAACTTCGCTTACATGAAAGACCCAGTGTGCTCACCTCAAATCGTCAATATTAATTAATTTATTTGTAATTTGCACTTGTTTTCTTATCTTAACTATTTTAGGAATAACGATTTTAGTCATTTCTAAATTTTCTACTTGTTTAACTATTTCATTTTTTCTCTTTTCATACTCTTGAGCCTCAGTATATGTATATGGAATTATTCCCACACAATCTGATACAATCTGATTGTTTTGTAATTCATAAAAATATTTTAGTGTAATTAGCATACCTTTATAGCTAAATTTATAAGTAGTATAATAATCTTTTAGCAATTTATATGTTTTCACATTCAGTTTTGGTATACTTAATAACTTTTTTAAGTAATCAAATACTGCGTCTTTTGCTAGTATTTCTTCATCTGAAATTTCTACTTCAGGTTGAATAGAAGTTTCTTTTTGTAGTTTATCTTTCACTTTTTCAATTTTTTGTTTTTGTTTACTCTCTTCTATTTTAGTGGTTTGTCTTGACATACTACTAAAACAATCAACATGATAATATTTCTTTTTGTACTCAAATGCGTCCTCTTTATTAACTGTAGTTTTGCACAAAGGACACGTACATGGTCTTCCTCTTCCCATTGAATCAACTCCAATATATTATAAGTAGACAGGCATAAATTAACACCTGCCTACTCACAAAAATTATATTATATTGATAATTCTTTTGCTCTATCTACTAGATCATCATAAATAACGGACATTACTTCTACTTGCAATTTAGTACATTCGCTTACTTTTTTGCCTTTGCCAAGATATTTTTCCACTATTTCTACAAGTTGTGTCACATTATCAGAATTGATAAACTTTTCACCTATTGTACCAATATTGGTCATTAATTGATCATAGTCAAGAACTTCTGATTCAAAAGTAGTTTTTTGCTCTTGAAAAGAAACTGCTTTAACTCCTTCTGCTTCTTCTTGCCTTTGAATTGCTTGAACAATAGCATCTTCTAAATTCTCTGCTGTAAATTCTTTGATGTATGTATCAATATAATCAAATCTACTTCTAGCAAAATACGTATCAGTTTGAGCGAGATACCCAGATGATTTTATTACTTTTTTATCCTCATCTACGCCATTTGACTCTAGGTACACAACAATATCACAGTTGTCAATGATTGGTTCTAATGCTCTTTTATCACCTTTTGGAAGAGTTAAACCATTTTTATTTTCTGTTTTATGTGCAATGAAGATAACCGTATATCCTGCACCTGTCAATTGATTGATCTCTGTCCAATATTCGGTTTCATATTCTTTCCATAAACCAAATCCTTCGTTCCCATCTTTTAGTCTTGAAACACCGTACACGCTATTGATATACTTTTGACAATATTTAGCTGATGCTTCAACTTCATCAAAAATAATAGTAGAATACAACTCTCTGGCTTTACCTACTGATCCAACGCTTGTTAGTTGTTTATTCCATTTCTTGAAATCTGCCCATGAATTAATTGGAACATGTGGTACTCCTGAAATTGCGTTTAGTCCTTTTTCAAATGGAAGATATAATGGTTTTTTCATTCTTGTCGCTTGTAACGTCTTGCCCAAATTGTTCCCGCCATAAACCATAATTGTTTTTCCTTCTAAACCTTTTGCAACAACAGACACTTGTGGGTTAAAAATATCCAATATAATAATCCCCTTTCAATTTGGAGGATAGGCGATGAATCCACCTATCCTTATTATCTTATTCACTAATTAGTTTTAATTATATAATTCTTAAAACGGTAAGTCTTTTCCACTTTTAGGTGTAGAAGATGTAGATTTATTTTTCCCACCTGTAGTATTAGATTTTTTATTTTTTAATTCTTCAAGATGCTCTGCTCTTACTGTCATTGCGTTTTTAATGGTTTCCATGTTGAATAGTAAAGGACTATCTTCAACATATGGCTCTGTGCCACCAGTGAACACCATTTCTCTTGTTGTGATGGTTGTTGTAGTTTCTTTTGGTTTACCGATTGCAACGGCAGTTATTTTTTTGGTAGTAAACACTGTATTAATCAAATCACCATAAATTTTAATTGTTTGACCTGCTTCATACATAGAGTCTACGGCATCGATATATTCTTTATCCGCTACAATAAACTCCATAGGAACTACTTTTCCATCATAAATAGGAACCAATCCACTGATTATTTTTCTTCCTGTTAAATCGCCAGTTTTTTTATCTATCTCGTCATTAATCTTATGTATGAATACTTCCACCTCAAACTCTGCTTTTGGTTCATACTCTTCTCCAGGTTTTAGTCTATTAACAAAGTTTGTATTAATTTTGATAGGAGACTTTAATTCACCAGCAGGATTGTAATAATCGTTTACCACTAATTTTGCTCCAGTAATTCTTACTTTGTCGGCTTCTTCTTTGCCGACTTTTGCAATGGATTTGTATTCATCCATTATTGTTGTCAATCCTTTGAATACTGAATTATCGTTTCCATCTTTTTTCAATTTGTAAGCGAAAACATCAACAGTATGAATTGAATTTTCTTCTGTTTGAATAACAACTTCTCCAGTAATCGCTTCTTTGCCCTGTACTTGCTTTATTTCGATATTAATTTCTGATACTGTTCCTTCGATTGTTACTTTGTTCTCAGCTTCTCTAAGTAGTGTATTTGCATTGTTTTCAGTCATTGTTTAATTCCTTCTTTCAATAATTTTATTTTATTATTTATTGCACATGATCTATTAAAATATATTGAAAGAAGGTGGACTTAATCCTCGTTTAATTGCCTTCCAACCTGTACCTGAATTCTTCAACCAATCAGTCCTTTCTCTAAAATATTATTTATTTTTAACCTACTTAATAATTATACCACACAACTAAAACCATGTCAACATTTTATTTCTTACTTATAAACAAAACCAAACCACTTAAAATTCCACTTTTAAAGGATAGCATATATAACATAATTACTTACGCCTATTTAATGACCACAAACCCTTATGTAGCAACAGTTACAGGACTATTTTACTGATTTTATTGAAAATTTGAGTTTATGGTCATTTTAAGCATAATCCTATAAAATGAAAATTTCTTGAGGTCTAATAATTGCTGATATTTTTGATTTTTGAAGATAATTCTCTCATTAAATCATTAATATCCATTTTTGAATCAATTGTAATATTAATTGTAATATTTTGAATGGTGTTTTCAACTTTTGATTCTTCTTCTACGTCTTTCTCAACCTCCTCTACCCAATCCCATTTATCTGGTTCTGTGCTAATGACAACTAATCGTAATGCTTCTGTGCAACTTTGACATTGTTTGATAGCTACAATTTCATACTCAAAATCTGATTCATATTGATATCCAATAATTGATACGTTATCATCATAATCATTCAATGAAATTTGACCAGAATATGAACCATCTATAATTTCTTGTCGCTTATAAAACGCTTTATCATTAATTGTT